GTTTAAATAATGGTTCATAAGAAATAAAAAAGAGACCCTCTGGTCTCTTCTGTTTTAATAAGATGGTTCAAGATCGTGTGGATCAGGTTGATCTACTACTACTGAATATGTAATATCATCCCAATATGAATGATATAACCGACCCCATATTACTTCAAATTCGCTGTCATTTAAGTTCTTAAATAAACAACGATCCTTTAGGTAAATGTGATACGTTTTCATCTGTGTCTTTATTCTCCTAAAGTATGTATAACTGGTTTCTCATTCTTAAGAACCTTATACAACTCTGGATTTTCTGCTGTTGAAACAGGAATAAATTCTTCAGAAGAATCAAATCCATCAAAGCGTTCTGCTTGGTTAATTACTATTGAACCTGTCTCTCCTGATACTGATCTATGGAATGTTTCTCTAGGTATTACTAGAGCACCACTATAGATGTTCAAGTGTACAATATGATATGGACACTTCCAGTTATAGTTTACAAGTTCAAAAGTTCTTTCACCTGACAAAACACGATTGTGATCTTGCTGATATCTGTGGATGTAGAATTGCTTTGCACCTACCATATCATCTGGTGGTGATACAGCAGCATTAGTATGTACTACTAAGTCTTGTGCATTGGATTCTTCAACTGATATATCATAGAAAATGACATCAGGCGTTTCTCGAAACACCCGATGCCTTCTAAAATTCACATCGCTCATACTATTGGTGGATCGAACATTAACGTTAAGTGTTCGATGCTAATATTATACACACTCTAGGTATCTTTGTCAACACCTAGGTAATTTTTCCTTTGATGGTACTCAGGGACTACCTTTTTAAGATCCACTGTTAGTAATCCATCTTCAAATAATACATCAGTCACTTCGGAATCGTCAGCGAGTGTCCATACCCTTTCAAAAGATCTCCCTGCAAGACCTCTATGGAAATACTCTACGTCTGGTTTATCTTCCTTAGTTCCTTTTACGTGTAGTTTACCATACTCTGTATAGACTTTCACTTCATCTTTTTTGAATCCTGCAAGAGCAATCTCTAGTCTTGATTCGTGATTACTAAGATTTATGATGTTGTATGGTGGGTATGCTTGGTTGGGTGTATCCCAAACGTTAGCAAAATAATTGTCAAATCCGATACTGTTCTTTGTAATCCTGTCAAAGAGTTCAGGTAAATCGGCTGCTTGGTACCTCTGAATAGTCATAGTTCTCCTTTAAAAGCGAGTTGTTAGTGTGAGCCCTTTCGGCACTCAACTATATTTAGTACAGGGGTACCAATTTATCAAGTTCGGTTCACCGTAAACATAATGATAGGTATATATACAGTAGGAATATTTTCTCAAGAAAATGAAAAAAGCATTTATCGCTTTTGGTATCCTTGGAATGTTGAGTCCATTGGCAGCACGTGCCGATTTGACTCATAAATTGACAAGTTCAGTCCAACTACAAGTTGACGCAGGCTATACTTCAGTATCGAGAGCAGCAAACTCATATAGTACCAGTGGATCTGGTGTGAGCACAACCATTACACCGTCAGGTGGTAGTGCTGCTAATAACCTAGGTGGTATTTCAGCAGTCGGTGCAACAGGGACAGCAACGTTTGCATTGCCTGATGTAGCACAAACTACTCAAGGAAACGCATACAGTTTCACACAGAATATAACAACTGGTGACGCTATCGTTACTACTGCTGCTGATGTTGGTGATGTAAACGGTTACAGTAACACAGTTTCTACAGCACCTGGTACCGCTAGTACCTTGGCTGGAACCATTAGTACTGCTGGAGCGATGGCTCTAACAGCTGGTGGAAGTGGAACCACAGCGACTGGACAGTTTGTCACCGAAGTCACCATACGTTAAACCCCTATATAATATGAAACGAATAGGACTCCTACTATTATGTTTCTTGGGTCTGCCATTAAAAACCCTTGCGGTGCCTGTGGTCCCAAATTTTCAGCAAGGAAGTATGACTTCTCATACAGAAACTGAAAGTACCGTGACGGAGACCATAAACAGTATAGATTATCGTACAGGATGGGAATACAGCGTGACAGGGACAGGGGTTTCCAACAACAACCAACCTCTGAACCCCCCAGTGAATACATCAACAGTGACAGTAACACCGTCAACGTTAAGCACTTCAACAAACGGAGTCAGCGTAACAGGGTCGGTAACAAGTTCGTTCGACAACTTAGACTTCTCTTCACAAAACAACTTCACAATGACAGAGCAAGGTGCACCGTTCCAATTTACTCAAAGTTATCAAGGAGCTGGAATGACGAATCAAACAATAATTCAAAGAGTAACAACTATAAGAAGCGTAACAGATACAACAAGTACATTTACCCAGTAATAGCAACGGTTCTCAGCATTAATTCTTTACCTTTACAGGCAGAGAATGTCGGTGGAGTGTCTGCTACTGCAAACCCGATTGCCAATAGTTCAGGCTCCGTGACCAATCAAGCTATACAGGTCCTACAGGGTCCTTATATCACAAACACCTATGGTGGTGGTGTGCAATGTCAAGGTGCAACGCTCAACGTGACACCATACTTACAATTTGCAGATTCAAGGAAAGATCCTTGGGTAGATTTTTATAACGAACCACAATATGATATGACCGACTTCACTGGTCGTACCACACAACAGACAGTTACTGTTAAGAACTATCCTTGGGAGACTTGGTACGATACTAGAACTAAAACAGATGGTAGTAGATGGTTTCCTGATGGTGAAGATATGGAAATTGTTGTAGATGTAGTTGGTCCCGATGGAAAACCAGATAATCCAGGCAATGTTGTATGGAACAAACCTGTTCGTACTGATATGTCTGCGAACCAATCATTAAACCTAGGTTTATCTGCTACTCTATCCATACCACTCAATAAAAAATTACAAAAACAATGTACTGAAGCAGCACAAGCACAAAATGATATGCAACTTCAACTCATTGCTAATAAGCGTCTCGACTTTGAGATAGCCAGATTAAAAAATTGTGGAGAGCTCAAGAAAGCTGGAATTATGTTCCATCCAAAGTCTCCATACTTCGCTGTGTGTGCTGACGTTGTAGTTACCACACCAGGTGGTCAATTACAACCACATAGTCATAACATACCTAAACCTAACTGGGTGGATCCTTCTTCTTCTTCCTCATCTTCTGATAATCAATCTCAGGTAATCCCTTCGACTTCCGATAAAGATTTGTCTTCACTTCAGATAAAGACGGATGATAAACAGAACCCCCTAGTTTCTTTTTTCCAGAATCTATTACCTTCTTCACAAGAGGTTTTATCACCTTCAAAAGAAGATCCGCTAAAGGTTTTGCAAATAGGGCAGATGCCGTAGCAACCGTTGCTATGACTGCGGTTGTTGATACAACACCTACTGATGGAAGGAATTGTTCTGTTACTGGTACAGGTTCCCAGATGGTTTCACAGAATAACCCATCAGGTGTTAGTTTATATTCTTTAACTTGTTCATCACCTTTTTGACTTCTATCACCTATACGTCTTGCATTTAATGGTGGACACTCTACTTCCTTATTACCATCTGTAGGGGTCTCAGGTGGTTCAACCTCTGGTTGTGGTGGAATTGGTTCTTCAATGGGTACACCCTCTTCTATCTCCTCTGGCTCACCATAGACAGTCTGCCACTCTAAACCATCTGATCTATAGTCGGGTGGTTCGTAGTATGGCATACCTCCATCACATAAAACTACGTTCTGTTTTGGATCGTCATTTACTAATTGTTTGTTTATATTTCTTTCTCTAGCATTTTCTTTGTGTACCTTTACACAACCAGGCATTTCAATAACAGGAGTTCCTACTTGTATAGTGATCGGAACAGTGATGGGTATAGACTGTGGTGTTTCTTGTATCCACATTCTATTATCTACCTGTCGTATGTCTGGGATAGTTACTATCTGTCCGTTGATATTATAAGTTCCCCTGAGATTAATCTGGGGTATTTCAATGGGATCCACTTACTCCTCACGAAGTTTTTTATAAGGGTCTGCTGGTGCTGATCCTTTCTCAGCAGCATATAGTGCAAATGACTTAGTAGCAATCATTGCCATAATATGTTTGATGTTGTCGCTGTCATTCTCATCAAGTGGTCCTGCTAAACCAATAAGTGCTCCTGTGACAATACCTAGTTCAACAAGTACTACAAGGAAGATTAACTTCAATGCCCATTTTCCTGTGTTGAAAAATCTTTTTATTTGTTCTTTAAAAAATGTCATTGTTTCTTAGGTACGTATACTTTGTCTATCTGACCAGTTGAATCTGGAAAGGTATTTACTAACTGTTTATATATCTCCTCTGCAACAACTTGACGTATTTTTTCTATCTGTCTTTCCTCACGAATCTCAGGTCCATTTCTAACATTGTCGATGACTTTATTGCCACCAACTACAGCACCAGTACTAACTACAGCGATAGCAGTACCAGTGCTTGTAATCTTCTGGAAGTCCATTAGAAGGGCATAGGGGTTGGTAGATCAGGTAAAATGCTTTGAGCTCCTGCTGATCCAGCAGATCCGAGACTAGGTAGAGAAGGTACAGTAGGTAGGACTGATTCCATTACCTTGCTTTTGACGCTCTCGATAATTGCATCCTTGCGTATGAATACATACCCAACAGTACCAACGACGGTGAGAGATACAATACCACTAGCAATAGCGATTCCATTTATGATTTTTTGCATAGTAAAAATTTCATTAACAATCTTTATTTAGGTCTTCTGCCATATTGCCACCTATATCAGCTCCCTGATTACCACCAAACATTGCCACCCAACCAGCAGCAACCCAACCAATAAAGGGGATCCCACTGAGAGCAGGGGCAGCAGCAGCACCAACAGAGGTACCCACGAGTCTACCTGTACCCTCTGCTGCACCGATTGCTTTAATACAGGCTTCATTCTTCTGAGAAGTATGACCTTCATCTACGAATTTCTGGTATGGAGATATCCAAGACCTCTGGTTTGAAACAGGACCACCTTGATTGGTTTTACCGTCCATAAAGTATTCTTCAGTAACCTTAGTTGTTTCATTTGCTAGACCTAAGAAACCACCCTTCTCTTTAATATCTTTAGTAAGATATGCGGTCTTCGGATCGTTTGCAGTATAACTGATCTTGTATCCCTCTTTGTCTGCCTGTATGACATACGATGTATATGGTCCTACAGGTATATTAGGAGTTGGTACTTGACTTCTTTTACTCATCATACCAATCATACCTATATGTGATAAACCAAATAGTGCTCCTGCTGTTATAGCAAAGTACTTCACGAGATTTACCTTTTTCTTTTTTGGTTTGGGATCTGCACCAAACATTGTTTCATCTTGATCCATATCTATGATGAGATTTTAACTGGTGGTAACTCTAATTTAATTGTCTGTGTCGGTGCTGCTTGTGTTGCTTTCTCTATGAGCATCTCCATATCCTTCTTGGATATATTTGCTCCACCATTACCATTACCATTACCATTCTTTTTAGCACCTGATTGAATGCCAAAGGTAGCTGTCACTCCTGTGAAGACCGAAGCTATAAAAGTTGGATCAATTTTATCCTGTTCCCAACCAGGAATTGTAACATAATTTAATGTTAATATACCGCCAGCCCAAACTAAAATTCCAAGTCGTACAAATGTACTAAGGATAGCAAGTTGCTCCTCCTTATCTTCAGTCAATTCCTTGAGTTTACCGATAGGACCTTTTGGTTTTTCTACCTTCTTTTCGGGTGTCTTCTCTACCATAATATGTGTTTATGCTAACTTATATATAAGGGTTTAACCCTCTACAACCTTCTTCTTTCCGATATTATATTTCGACTCAAGAACCCATTCCTTCTTATCCTTGTAGGAGATTACTTTTATCTGATTTAATGGTGCAAGAGTACCTAGATCAGTTTCTATGACTATGTTAACTAGACCCCAATCTGATAATAACTTTGTGATTCTATTCCTTCTCTCTACGTCATTAGATGTAATATTTGCGTGCTTACCATCTAATGCAAACAATTCTTTAAAGTGTACTATGTAGTAC